ACATCTCTAATAGTAAGATTATCTCGATTTATGTCCCTAGGATCAAAAGCCATCATATTTCTTTTAGAAAAATAACGTAGGTCTTTGAGAAAATCATACCACTCGTTACGATCAGCATCATCAAACTTATCAGTTAGACTTTTACTGAAGAAAACTTTCAATCTATCATCGTCAACCAGGCTGATGGTAATGTTACCATAGTTCTTCCCTGATTTACTTTTATAATCAAAATTAAAAAAACGAGCTTGACTTATTTCGTCAGTTTCGTTGGCATTTTCGTCGCCCAACACAACGTTTTCAAAACGACTACGAACTTTATCAAATAGCTCTTCGGCAACTTTCTTAATATTATCCATTATTTGTACCCTTGGGTAATAGTGTATTTAGCCTGAAAGCATAACAAAGGGCATGGGTTCAATAAAGTCTGCATCCCCATCTCTAAGTTTGTTATCTAATTCGGGATCAAAATTCTGTAAAGTTTGTATCATACGAACAACTAACAACAAACTCATTACCAGATCATCAGTTTCACCGGGTTTAGCAGCAAAGCTACCACCGCTAGCAACGAAATTTTTTAATTCACTGATCAGATTACTGCTGGATATAGTTAGTTTTTTATATTCAATTAAATTTTTTAATTTGGCACAAGCAGCCAGCTTACTACGATTGGTTGTGGTAAAACCTTTACGGTACCTACGAACCTGCCCAGCTTTGGCAGGCTCAGACAAAAATATACCACGTATGTTTTCTTCACCAAGTTCAGCCAATGAGATTAGGGCGGCTTCACCTAATGTGTTATTTTCAAGGCTGTAGTAAATTTCTGTTTCAATGCCAATTTGCTCATGTATATAATTACAAATTTCTCGTAATACTCTTATCTGACCCGGTATTGGAGTCTTATTGTGTTGCCATTCGGCTACCTGCATGCAACTGGGCAATTCTAAAACTTGCAATGCTGCTTGATCGCCACCAGTACCTAAGCTAGGATCTAATGCAACTAAGTATGTATTTCCTTTCTTGGGTTTATGATACCAACGAATTTGCCCTTGTTTTTCAATTGGATTGCTGCTAGCAAGATCAAGTAGTGTAGCAGAGTTAATCAGTGTTTCGTCAAAAATCAAAAATTCGCATTGGTGCTCACGTCTAAAGCGTTCTTCACCAATGCGCCCCATTTCTTCTTGTTTCCATTTCTCGTCGCGGTCGGGATGTTCATCCCATCGACTTTGATATGCTTTGAATCCGTTGATGCCAATTTGGGTAGGGTTACCATAATCATCAACACATTTATTAGCACCTTTCCATATTGTAGCAAACTGATCTTCGTCACTGTTAGGTGTGCTGGTAATAATGGCTTTACCGCCGGTACTCAGTGTTGGAGATATACTAGTCCAAAACTCGCGAGCAATAGTAGGACGAACGAACGCAAACTCGTCGCAGTAAAGTAGCGTAATAGACATACCACGACCAGTTGTTTCAGTGGTTGTTTGACTAACAATTCTACTTCCATTTTCAAACTCGATACTTCCTTTGTTATAGCTAGTGCATCCTGCACGAATAAAGTCCGGGCACAATTCATAAGCATAGCGAATACGTTGCATGATTTCCTGTGCACCTGTATATTTGTGTGCGGCAATAAGAATGGTGCTGTCAGGATTAAACATAGCATACCATAACAAGTACCCAGCAGCACTGGTAGTTTTACCAGTCTGGCGAGGCATCAGACTGATACTAAATCTAAAATTATGGTACGTGTCAATTAAACGATCTTGATAATCAAAAGGCACATAGTTCATTCGCCCCTTTGTGGGATGCTGAATGTAAAAGTAATGACTCATAAAATGCTTAGGTCCAGTGACTGGATCAGCACATCTTATAAATTCTTCTAACTGCTCGTCAGTAAATTGTGCCGCAGTATACGGCTTTTTGATTAACGAATTTTCTAGAGTCTTGCCCATAATTATATTTACATATAATTACCACCAAACGGTAATTATTTTAATAGGGCTTGGTATTAGTTAAGTATGGTTTTGTAAACCATAAACGGAACCACTCGGGGGAGCCTGGCTGAATGTTATGCTTTTTCATGTATTCAGCTTTTTCGTTAGCAGTCTTGGAAATATTACTGCCTTCATTGGATTCAAATGTATTTGTAATCGCCAGCGACGGAATGCCTGCTAATTTTTGAATCTCGGCAAGGTCCCGGCCATCTAAAAATGCATCAGGTATTTGGCTTTGCTGAGTATCGAAGCTGTCCGTGGTGATCCGGTATTGTTTCATTTTTATATTTTCTTCGACGCTGTAGTTTTTCCGATGCACTAAAATCTGAACCACCGTGTATTGGACTTATACTATCGTTGGCTACAGGAAGATTGCTATTTTCAATTACTTGGCTGAGCATTTCTGCTTCAGCCAAGTATTGTTTAAAAGATTTCATTGAACTTTAATTTTATTTAATTCTTCCATTAGACGCTGCTCAATGGCTGTTAGTTTAGCATCTTCTTTCATAGCCATTGGGTTATCGCCTTGACGGAAGCTGTCACGGTGCATACCTTTTTCACGATGCAAGTCGTTGCCTTGGTGGAACTGAGCATCAGCACTTTGTACTACCGGCTTGGGTTCGTTGGCATATTCTTCAGCAACTTCGGCATCCATATGATCACTGACTACGGCGTGACCACCAAAAACACCTGATAGCTTTAAAATCTGTGCTAACTGGTCGGCAGCATCGCCTTGTGCAGTTACAGTTACAGTCTTTTGACCAGTACGTGTGTCCATGTTGGCATTGATATTCATACCTGAATTATCTTGCGCCATGGCTTGCTCGTAGCATTCTTCAAGTTGACGACTTTCGTCTTGCTTCTTACTGCGCTTCCAAGAAGTAGCATAAAGAACTTCTAGGCCTTTCTTCTTGCCATACTGCTTGATAAAACGCTCTTTGTTGCTCTTGATCCAATCTTCTTGGCCGGGTGCACCAACTTCGCTGAGCTCCTGACTTTCATCGACTTTTTCTTCCTTGTCCTTGATAGCATCCTTCATTGACTCTTTTTCGTCGCCGTCCTTGTCAACATCTAAAAAGTCTGGCTTGGCAGCTTCTTTTACTGGATACTTCTTACCATCGACTTCAAATTCTTCTTCGCCGGCGGCCTTGGCCTTGGCTAGCTCTCCACTGAACTCATTACCTTCTTCAACATCGGCTTCGTCGACTTTAGTTTCAGATTCTTTGACTTTCTTCTTTGCCTTAGCATCCTCATCAGACTCGGCGTCCTTTTCAGCTTTCTTAGTATAAACGGTTCCGGTAGAAATTTGTTTCTTATCAAATTTACCAGTGCCTTTTTCTGTTTCGCGGTCCTTGACCGATTTCATCATGTCATCCCAACCCTCATTAAGAGTCTTCTTGGAATCAATGTTATCTAATTTGGCTAATAGTTTTGCAAAGTCCATTTTATTTTCCTTTAACTGGGCTAGGGATTTTGTTTTGATGAGAACCCACTGGGCTGCTTGTACTTACTTCAAGCTCCTTGGCTTTTATTTCAGGAGCCTTGGCAGCTAATTCGTACTTACGTGTTTCTAATTCCTTGAGCATGCTTTCCTTGCGCTTTTCACCAACTAGCTCTTGAGCCTTAGGGTCACTGTCTAACTCAGGATTATTCAACACACTGCCGTCTTTGGCTTTTTTGCTTTCAACAGCAGGCTGAGCATTTTCCATTTGTCCTTTGGTCCATACACAAACTTGTTTGCGTGGAATGCCCAATGCATTGGCTGCAATTTGTTGCACTTGATCTGTGACCACTGGGTAACGTAGCGCCACTTCAACAATACAGCACTCGCAGGGACCAAGACTCATAAAATCAGCATGCTCTTGAATAGGTAAACGCTTGGGCTTGCTGACACTTTCAACTGAATAACCCTCTAGTGCACTTTTTAGGCTGTCTTGCTTGACTTTGTCTAATTCGCAATTAGCTACTTTAATGCTAAACTCATAGAGCTTATTCATTTCTTGTAAATACTGGGTAAATGGTTTCATAGGTAAATTCCTAGGTATTTTATATTTATGTTATTTGGCAGACTTTTCGCCCTTATTCGAATTAAGTATGCGATTTAATAGTTCGTTTCGATCGATAACTGTGGCCTGCCCAGGTATAGCATTGTTACCTGCATCTTTTTGTGCTGTTTGATCTAGTCGCATTTTCTTTAACTGCAAATCGACCATACGCAACTTTTTATCTATTTTGGCCTGCTTGGCAGTGATAGCATGTCCTAAAAGTACGCCGGCTGTTTGCAGTATTGTTCCGCTGTAACGTGCTTCTACATTCATGCCAAGATCCATAAGATCTTCAAACTTTTCTTTGGCCAAATTACTAAGATCATCCAGTTCTTGATCAGCACTATCAAGATCGGCTACCTGTGGCAGTGCAGCATCAATTCGATCAATTATATCATTGGCCGAATCTAAGGCTTGTTTACTTTCTTCTATGTCTTGTTCTATTTGTTCCGTTTGCTCAGCAGTAGCTTCAGGCAAGTTAAACAAGGATTCTAATTTTTTCGTCATGCCAATATTTATCGACGGCGAGTGCCTTGGTAAATATCGGCTTCGGTTACTATGCGGAATCTTAGGCCGTGTGCTTCGCAAAACGCTTTGGCTGCTGTCCATTTGGCCAAATTAAGTGCTACTGCCGCTTTGTCTCTGGTACTACGTGCACTTTCGAAATTGGTTTCTTTCATCGGCTTGACTTCGACTACTTCGGCGTGCTTTTGTTGATTTTTATCCATGTATACTATCATAAAATCAGGTACGTAAATTGTATTTTTTCCTGTAAGTGGGTTACGATAAGGAATCATAAAAGGTTCGCTAGCCCATTGAATAACTGCTGGGTTGTTGTCGCAAAATGTACAAAAGGTAAACTCCCACGAACTACGGTAAGTGGGAGTTTTTCGTCCTACATATTTTTGTGCATTTTTTATTTGATATTTTCCCTGTGCATATTTGCTCATGGTCGGATCATTCTTTGTACGTATCTACTTACTTGAGGTCTATTAGTAATGCCCAAGAAACTTGTTCCAGTACGATTAAGATTTAAAAAAGTTGTCACATAAATGTTTAATTCGTTTGTGGACATTGATCTAAATTTTTCTAGTGTTTCCATTGGATCAATACCCGTGGCTAAACTTGTATAAACAACCGAGCTGGCTAAAATTTTAGCTGCTTCTCGATTGTCTGAAATTTGTTCAAAGAATCCTAAGATAACATCATCGATATTTTGACTAATAGTAAAGTCAGGTTGAAAAAAATTATTAAAGAAATGGGTAGTGGGGTTTTCGTTGTTTCCAGAACGATCTACGGCTTGTAAATTAGTTACTGTGGTCATGCTACTAAAATGTCCTTTTCAACTTTAAGAGCATTTAATTGCTGTGTTAAATTAGCTAGCTCGGTTGTTCTCTGAGTTTTAATTATATTTGAGTCTGATATAATCTGTGATTGTAAATTCATGCTTAATTGATACTGTGCCATTAATGTTTGCTTGTTTGGTGTTCCATCAGGCAAGGCTGATGCAGCAATATATTTAGAGTTAACGGCATTATAAGCCGCTGTAGCATTAAGAATTTGAGTGTTTGCATTGTTCATCTCGTCGGATATACGAGTTATATTTTGTGTCACACTGAAAATTTTGTTGTCAATGGCCAGGCGTTGCGTTGGAATATTAACTGTACTTTGTTCTGAGTTTGGTAATAATGACGACTGATCGTTAATAGTTAACAACGACGATGGAACTTTAGTTTGTGGTTGTGCATTTGGTAAAGTTGGAAATGTTCGAACATAATTGGTCAACGGTTGTCCTGCGCCCACAGTTGTTGCTTGATTTATTTCATTAATTCTAGTACCGTTAATAGGTTTAGGTGTCCTTGATTGCGAAAGCAATACACCGCCAGCAGCCAACGCAGCCAAACTGGAGGTAGTGGATAATCCGCTTAAATTTTTATTTTCAATAGTGCCTGAACTTATAAAGTCGGGTACTTTAATACTAGTAGTAGTAACAGATTCTTGTATGGCTCTTGTAAATGCACTATTAACTTCCGACAAGGCCGCTGCCTTGAGATTCATGTTCTTGGCGTTTCTTATACCTCGTGCAGCATTAAATAGTGCTCGACCATAATTACCTTCCTGAAGATCTTCGAATACTCCTTTGGCCGTATCTACCATTCCGCCTTCACCGAAAATAGTTCTTGGGCCGCCACCAGCTGAAGTTATTGGGCTGGGTGTTTTGTCGTAGTGTAGATCAGCAAAACCTTTAAGTTCGTTACTTTCTTTTGTAGTTCCTGAATTATAAATTACGCTTTCGTATTCAATGGTCATATCGTGACCCATGGTATCGGATGACTCATAACTGTGATTACCATGACGGAAAGATCGAATTATTGGATTTACCAATACATATTCGCTAAAACGTTTACGATACAAACTATAAATTCGTATGGAAGTTAGATAAGGCTGGGTACCAACAGTGTTTCTAGGTGAATAACCAAATTCAGTAAATCGCGAAGATTCGTATTTGTGTGGTAATTTGTATTGTTCTAAACCGTAGTCGATATCTCTGTAGTAATAATTAAAATAGTCTTTCCAAAAATTTCTAATTAGGTTATTGCTATCGTCGTGCAGAGTGATGTTGACAGTATCGTATTTGATTTTAGTTTGAACTATGTTTGGTCGATTATAAGCATTGAATGTTTTAGTGTCTATGCTAAATTTAGGCAGGTCAACAGATTTAACCATAAGCCCGAGTTCTTTTATTGCGTTAGGATTGGCTGAATCAAGTTTATATACTAACGGGTTAATATCAAAATACACATGAAATAGAAATCCCGATTTAGGAGCTAAACGATATTGATCCGGGCCTGGGCCAGGACTGCCAACAAATAGTTTACTGGCGTGACGATAATCACGTAAATTATCAGGCGTGATTACTTGTTTAAGAGTTGATCCAACACCTTTAACGATATCTGAAAATAAATCGGCCATAACTATTCCTACTAAGAATATTTATGCCACAAAAAAAGGGCTCAAGAGCCCTTTTTTGATTATTGACCTATTATAGAGTGCTGTTAACTCCAACTGTACGACCAATAAATGTACCAATTCCGGTGCCACCGGGCGTTTGAACAGCGTTATCAAAACGCATACTTAACTGAATGGTCACTGGTTCGTTGTTGGCATAATTAACTTCCTGATAGTTAGCTTCTTTGAGATAGCAACCATAAAGTTCCCAGGTTTCGAGAACTACAGGCTCACTAGCTCCATTGCCACCATCTAACATTTCACAACGTGTAATAAACTTGTAGTCGCCACCGCTGGCTGCACTACTTTGTTCCATAAAGTCAAACTGCTTTTGTAGCTGTTCGCCTACTAGACGGCTAACATTACCGGCAGCGTCGTCGCGCAATGATGTAGTGATATCTCCCCATGTTGGCTTGCCGGCTAGTTTAACAACACTGTTGTAAACAGGAAGCTCAATGTCGCCAAAGGTTACGGTTGGTCGGCTGAACGAAACTACTTGTTTAGTTAGTTCAATACGATCCGAACTTACGCCAAAACCTTCAAAGGTAACACGAAAGCGGAACTGCAACTTAGGCATTAATAAGCCTTGTGTGCTGGCGCTTTGATTATTATTTAACGGTACTGTAAATCGGTTGAGTGAGGCTACTGCCATGACTATCTCCTAAACTGTTAAAAATATTTATGATAAAACGGTAGAAAAATATCGTGCCAATGTCGATCATTAAAACTATTGTTAATTCTAGTTAAAAAAATAGGCATCCGAAGATGCCTATTTACAATCCAATATCTAACTTAGATTGTTGTTGTGGTTCCAGTGAGAGCTGTACCAGAAATTGTACCAGGATTCTTCAAGCGAATTGGAATGTAGATGAACTCAACATCCTTCATTGGCTCAATGGCAATATCAACATACAACTCGTTACGAGCAATACGATCTGGTGTATTGTTTGAAGTATCGCAAACTACCAAGTAGTCATAAAGACCACGTTTGGCGATTAAATCATTTAATACACTTTCAATTAATTGCTTAACTTGGTCACGTGTAATCTTGTCGTTAGGTTCAAACAAGAATTGGTTGGCCACGCCACGCAAAACTGTGCGTAGATAGTTTACAAGTCTTGCTACATTGATACGATCCAACGATGTACCACCAGCAAGAGCACTGCCTGTGCTCGATGCTACTGG